TGGGAGCGCATCTTTGGCAACAGCACACGACGCGGAGAGACTGCTAACCGACCCGGCATTCATCGAGGCGACGAGCGGATTACGGGAAGCGATAGTAAAGCAAATCGAAAGCCTGGAACTTGACGGTTCCGAGGCGAAGGAATCCCACGCTATTGAACTGATCCGGTTGCTTCAAGCCGGAAAGAAATATCAACGTTTGCTCTCTGCGATGGCAGAGTTCGGCAAGCTGAAAGAATCCGACCTCGAACGGAAAAAGCGTTTCCGTATGGCAGGTCTCGGATAGCCCCACAAGGGCTTTCATCGCGTCGTGATGACGCTACAGTCCCTCAAGATGGAACCTATTTATGGACGGCCAAGCTGAAAGGCAGCCGCTCAGTGTCAATGATGCTGCGGCGGCTATCGAATCCCTGTTAGGTGATGATGGGGAGATGCCCGCAGAGCGGGAAGCCCCCGAAGAATTGGAGGCGGAAGTCTCAGATGAATCTGCGGACGAGGTTGAGGAAACCGAGACGCAGGATAGCGACGAAGTAGAGGCCGAAGATACTGAACCCGGAGAAGTAACTCTAGAAACCATTGATGACGTAGCGCAGGCGCTCGGGGTCGACCCTAAAGACCTCCTGGCTAACCTCAAGATGCGCGTCAAGGTTAACGGCGAGGAACTTCTTGTATCCCTTGCGGATGCCCAGAAGGGTCACCAGTTAGAGGCAGATTATCGCCGCAAAACGACGGAACTTGCGGAACAGCGCAAGGCCATTGAAACCGAGTTTGTACAGCGACAAGCACTCTACCAACAGCAGGCGGTTGAAACCGCGCAAATGATGCAGTTGGCGGAACAAGCGATTGTGGCTGACCTCAACACGCCCGAAATGGCGCAGTTGAAGGCGCAAGACCCGGCCAAGTGGCTGATGCGTGAGCGAGAGGCGCAGGCCAAACTCGCGCACATCCAGCAAGCCCGTCAATACGCTGCCCATCAATGGCAGCAACAGCAGCAAACCGCAAGTGCTGAGCAACAGCGGCAATTCGCGGCTTACCTTCAAGCGGAACAGGAAGCACTCGGGAACAAGGTTGTCGAGCGCGGAGTCGATTGGACGCCTACCAAACGTCAGGAGCTTTCAAACTTCCTTATTGAGCGGTACGGCTTCAGTCCTTCGGATGTTTCGCAAGTCTATAACCATCGTCTGGTTCTCCTGGCATTGGACGCCATGCAGGCCACGTCGAAGGTTGCGGAGGTTGAGAAGAAAGCCTCTGCCGTGAAGGAAAAGCTAAAGGTTATCCCGCCCATGCAAAAGCCCGGCAAGCAGAAGGGTCCGCTACAGGTTAAGCAAAACCGAATTGCTCAACTGAAAGGCCAACTGCGGAAGTCTGGAAACTTGCGTGACGCTGCTGCGGTAATCGAATCCCTCATGTAACTGGAGCAAAACCATGACTCAATTGACCGGAACCCATGACAGGTATGACCTGTCTACTGCGGGTGATAACGTGCTTGATGACCTTTCAAACGTCATCACGAACATTTCGCCCACCGAAACTCCTTTCCAATCCAACATTGGACGCGGGAAGGCAACCAACAACTACCATGAGTGGCTTGGTGACACGCTCGCTAGCGCGGCGGCTAACGCCAAGATTGATGGTGATGAATTCGCCGGAAACACCCTGACAGCCGCTGCCAGGTATGGCAATTACTGTCAGATAAGCTGGAAAACGATGGTAGTAACCCGTCGTGCAGAACAGCTTACCAAGGCAGGGCGTAAGTCGGAAATGGCTTATCAAATGGCAAAGCTTGGCAAGGAACTGAAGCGCGACAAGGAATACATCCTTGCTTCAGGTGTTGGCCACCAGCGTTCGGCTGTTGGTAACAACACCAGCGCGCCGACCACGGCTAACCTGTCGTGCTGGGTAATCAACAACAACAGCCGCGCTAGTGGTGGTTCTTCCGCTGTATGTTCGGGTGGCACTGATGCCTATGGCACGCCGACCGGCGTTGCTGTAGACAGCACGACCACTCGCGCCATCTCGGAAGCTACCCTGCTTTCGCTGGTTGCCGATGCCTACAACGACGGCGGCGACCCGACCATGCTGATGGTGTCTCCTGCTGCAAAGCAGAAGATTACGGGTTATCTCTTTAGCTCGACGGCGGCGCGTGTTGCAACGCAGTACCAGGACCAAGGCAAGAGTCCGCGTGGCGGTGCATCCGTACTGGGTGCAATCGACGTGTGGGTGACTGACTTCGGCACCCTGGATATCGTCCCCAACCGCTTCCAGCGGGACCGTGACGTGTGGATTCTCGACCCCTCGACGTGGGAAGTCAGCTACATCGACGACATGAAAGTTGTTGATATCGCAAAGACCCACGATTCGGAGCGGAAGGCAATCCTCTCTGATTACACGCTGGTATGTAAGGCAAACCGTGCTAACGCTGTTTTCGCAGACGCGAAGGTCGCTACGGCAATGACTGCCTGACAACGAGGGGGGCTTCGGCCCCCCTTTCTTTTCCGGTCAACCGCAAGGAACCAACATGGCTTTTATCAAAATCATCACGCTTGACGGCGGCGATAAGTCGGCTTGCTCTGAATACTTTTTCAAGAGCGGCAGCATCCATGAGAAATGTTCAATCACTATCGGGGAGGTTGCCGAAGTCCCTGATGAAGAATTGGCGTTTCATCTTTCTACCCGGAAGGTGATGCAAGTCCCCGGCCCCGAAGCGGCGGAAGTCAGAAAGCGTGGGCGTCCCGCGAAGTTGAGCGAGGAAGCCGAGAGCATCTACGCACTCCAAAGATGAACCAGCTAGACATTGGACAGAACTGGAACGGTACGCGCTCCAAAATTTACGTTGCTGATGACCAATTGGTTGTCAGAGATGAAATGGACGCGCAGCCCATCATCGACGCTAACGCCGAGATGCGTAACGGTGCCGGTATGGGCAGGAACGGGTATCTCGCCGCCCGTATTCCCGTGACCATCTACTACGAGTGGAAAAAGGATTGGAGACGCAACCACTCCGACAAGTGGACGTGGAAAACCTTCCTCGCGTCCAAGCTGAACAACAAGGACTGGCTAAAACTTAGGACCACGGACACCCGCATATGACCACATACGCCACGCTGAAAAGCGACATCGCCGGATGGCTGTTGCGGGATGACCTGACCTCTGCCATTCCCTCGTTTATCCGCTTGGCCGAAGCGTCAATTCGGAGAGATGTGCGAATCCGGCAGATGATTCGCACCTACACCCTGACTCTTTCGGCGCAGTCCCAACAACTGCCCGAGGACTTCATGGAGATGGAAAGGGCTGTAGTGGATTCCACCACGGCATACGCTCTGAAGTACATGCCGCCGTCTGCTTTGTTTTCGTCATCTGCCTATCACGACTCCGGGGAGCCGACGTTCTACACCATCGAGGGCGACTATTTCGTTACTGCTCCCGATGCGACGGGTTCTGATGTTCTCCTGAGTTACTACAAGGCGTTTTCTTCCCTGGCCAACGACACTGATACGAATTGGCTACTGACCAATGCCTATGATGTGTATCTGTATGGTTCGCTGGCCCATGCCGCCCCGTACATCAAAGAGGATTCCAGAGTGGCCTTATGGAATGCTGGCTACATGGATGCGGTTAGCAAACTGAACAAGGCGGAACGGCGAAGCATGTTCGCGGGTGGTCCGTTGGCCGTTCGCTCCGTAGGTGGCCCATGATAATTCCTTTCGGGGAGTGGACCCCTGACCTCGATACGCTCTCCGTAAAGGGTATGAGCGTTGCGAAGAACTGTGTGCCTAGTCCTGATGGGTATGAGCAGTTGCGTGCCCTGGAGAGCGTTACAGGCGCTCTCACGGGGGCTTGTCTGGGGGCTAGTTGGTTTGCCGATACGAACGGTGTGGTCAAGGTGTTCGCAGGGGACGCGACAAAGCTTTACTTGCTGACCAACACCACCTGGGGCGACGAATCGAAGGGAGGTGGATACACGGCTGCGGTGAATTGGGAGTTCGCACAGTTTGGTGATCGGGTGATTGCGGTGGATTACGGACAAGCCCCGCAGTATTACGACATGACCACTTCCAGCACCTTCCTTGACCTTCCTGGCACACCTCCGAAGGCGAAGCACATAGCCGTTGTCGGTGATTTCGTGGTGTTGGGAAATCTCTACGATACGGACGATAAACCCAACTGGATTCAATGGTCCGGGTTTAACGCGTCAGAGAAGTGGACGGCTAGCCTTGCTACTCAGTCAGATTCCCAAGAACTGTTTACGGGTGGTGCGGTTCAGAAAATCATTGGGTCTGCCGGTGGGCAGGGGGTGATATTCCAAGAACGCGCCATCCGGGTCATGACCTACGAAGGGCCGCCCCGGATATTCCGCATTGAGACGGTGGAGGAATCGGGGACACCGGCTGAGAATTCGGTCTGTGTCTCGGGCAGCAAAATCTTTTATTACGGGTGGGACGGCTTCAAGGTCTTTACTCTTGGTGGTGGTTCTCAGGACATATCTGATAACCGGGTTACGGAGTGGTTCCAACGGAATTGCCCAGACGTAACTACACTGAGGGGCGTTGTAGACCGCGAAGCGCAACGGGTCATCTGGGCGTTTTCGACGGGCGGATCTACAAATGACCGTCTGCTTATCTACGATTGGTCAATCAATCGGTGGTCCTATGCCGAAGCGAATACGGAAGTGCTTTTTGAGTTCGCTACTCCCGGTTATTCGCTGGACGCGATTGATGCGATTGTGCCGGACATTGATGCAGCGACAGTCTCGTTTGATTCGCGCGTATGGCTGGGCGGTGCTATCACCCTGGGGGCATTCGACACCTCCCACAAGGCGGCGACGTTCACCGGCTCACCCTTAACCGCTGTGTTTGAGACTGGTGAACTGACGAGCGAATCACGACTGTTCATCAACCGTATGCGTCCTATGTGTACGGGGTACGGGTCCATGACTGCTCAAGTCGCATCCCGCTCCACCCTTTCAAGCGTGGCTGATTTCGGATCGGCCTCAACCCTGAACAGCGCGGGGGAGTTCACCACCCGAGCTAACGCCCGATACCACAAGTTCCGCCTGACCGTCTCGGGTGGTTTCACCCGTGCGATGGGGCTAGACGTTAACGCTTTACCCGAAGGAAACCGCTAATGGCCGCGAACATTCAAAGCATCCCCGGATTTGACGCTGCGGCGTATCTCGCTGCTAACCCCGATGTTGCCAAGGCGGCTGCGGGGGTTTCCACTATGTCTCCTGAACAATACGCGGCGTATCACTATCAGACGTTCGGGATGAATGAAGGCAGGGCGAATCCCCTTGCCACGAATGTCGCGGCGATTACGCAATCCCGCACGGCGAATACGGGCGCTCCGGTAGTGCAGCCGGGGAACTCGGCCCTTCTCCCATCCGATCAATTCAACTGGCTGGCACGGGCTGGGGGGATGGGCGCATCGCCTCCCGCATTCGATCTGACGGGTGGTAACACGGGCTACTTCAAGAACGCGACCTACAATGCCTCTCCTTTGATGCAAAGGTATCTGACCCCCCAGATGAGCAATCAGGCGAATCCTGGGCAACCTCTCCAGCAACCTCCCGTATCGAATCTCGGCATGTCCGCGCCTGTATCTCAGGTGAGTAACAACCCGTATACCCAAACTCCGGGGTTTAACCAATCTGTTTACGACGCCTACGCGAACAATCCCGCATTCCATCAAAAGATGGCGGCGTATCTCGGCAATCAACAACAGCCGGCCCCGATGCTCGGCACGCAACAGCCCCCGGCGGCGCTGGCTAACACAATGTGGGCTAGCAACTTCAGTAACCCGCAAACCAGCACCAAGGAGTATTGGGGATACACGGGGCCAGACAGTTACAACGGGCAACCGATCACGATGGGTCCGCT